TATTCTCAGAAATCTTGTATTTAATGAAAATTATTCACGAAAGGTAATTCCTTTTATACAACCTAATTATTTTGAGCAAAGAACTGAAAAAGTAGTCTTTCAGGAAATAGTAAACTTCATTGTTAAGTATGGTTCTGCAATTACGGTTGAAGCACTTAATATTGAAGTAGAAAATAGAACTGATCTTTCAGATGGAGAAATCAAAGATATTCGTGAAATTACAAAATCTTTAAACGATTCTCCTGTTGATTCTCAGTGGTTACTTGATACCACCGAAAAGTGGTGCCGAGATCGTGCCATTTATTTGGCACTTATGGAATCAATTCATATTGCAGATGGTGAAGATGAAAAGAAAAATCGTGATGCAATTCCATCAATTCTTTCTAATGCACTAGCAGTATCTTTTGATAACCATATTGGACACGATTATCTTCAAGATTATGAAGAACGATACGACTCTTATCACAGGAAAGAAAATCGCATTCCTTTTGACATTGAGTATTTTAACAAGATTACAAAAGGTGGTCTTCCTAATAAGACTCTCAACATCGCTCTTGCTGGGACAGGTGTTGGTAAGTCTCTTTTCATGTGTCATATGGCTAGCGCCTGTGTGCTTGACGGACGTAATGTGCTTTACATTACAATGGAGATGGCAGAGGAGAAAATTGCTGAGCGTATTGATGCAAACCTTCTCAATGTTCCGATTCAACAACTGGTAGATCTTCCTCGTCAGATGTTTGAAACTAAGGTTACAAACATTTCGAAGAAAACTCAGGGAACTTTAATTATTAAAGAGTATCCCACTGCTTCTGCACATAGTGGTCACTTTAAGGCACTTCTCAACGAGTTGTCCTTGAAGAAATCATTCAAACCAGATATTATTTTTATTGATTATCTGAATATTTGTGCTTCTAGTAGGTATAAGTCTAATCTTTCTGTCAATTCTTATTCTTATATTAAAGCAATCGCAGAAGAACTTAGGGGTCTTGCAGTGGAATTTAATGTTCCTATTGTATCTGCCACTCAAACTACTCGCTCAGGTTATGGTAATTCTGACGTCGAACTCACTGATACTTCTGAGTCCTTTGGTCTTCCTGCTACTGCCGATCTTATGTTTGCTCTTATCAGCACGGAAGAATTAGAGCAACTTGGTCAAATTATGGTGAAACAATTGAAGAATCGCTATAATGATCCAACTATTTACAAGCGTTTTATTGTAGGCATTGACCGTGCCAAAATGCGTCTTTATGATTGTGAACAAACTGCTCAAAAAGACATACTTGACAGTGGGCAGGATGAAGAGTATAATGATTATGAAGACAAGAAACCTAAAAAATCATTTGAAGGATTTAAATTTTAATGGAAACTATTAAGCACGTTGATTTTGATAAGTATGCAGAGTTTGTGGATGCTGTAACTTCTGATGCATCCAAAGACTTTCTTGCTCTTTCTGACCGTTTGGTCGCTCTTGATGAAAAGGGTGCAAATATTGAGCGTCTTTTGACCGCTTCTGTTGGTATCAATGCCGAAGGTGGTGAGTTTATGGAAATTGTTAAAAAAATGATCTTCCAGGGTAAACCCTATAATGAAGACAATCGTGAGCACCTGATTATTGAACTGGGTGATATTATGTGGTATGTTGCTCAGGCGTGTATGGCACTTGATGTGACCCTTGATGATGTGGTTGCTCGTAATGTACAAAAACTTCTGAAGCGTTATCCTGAGGGTGCTTTTGATGTTTACTTCTCCGAAAACCGTTCTGCTGACGACCGATGAGTAAAGAAAAGAAAGTAACAATTAAAATGGATGCTCGTGCGGCAGCAGCAGTTCGTCAAGTTCTGTTTGATTCACAAAAAGGATATACTTATGATGAAGTAAGTGTTCCTCCTCGTATTTCTGATATTCGAACTGTGATTCAAGATATTGATGATAATCTTGCTTCTGTTTTGGGAGTCTAAATAAATGACCCTTCGGGGTTTCTTGGGGAATTAGCTCAGTCTGGTAGAGCGCCTGCTTTGCAAGCAGGATGTCAGCGGTTCGAGTCCGCTATTCTCCACTTGCCCAAATGGCGGAATTGGTAGACGCGCTGGGTTTAGGTTCCAGTAGAGTATTCTGTGGAGGTTCAAGTCCTCTTTTGGGCACTAAATATTTCAAAAATGGCAAGTTCTGGTATATTAAACTTCCAGAGAAACTGGCAAGGAAGTGATCACCAAACTACTGTAAAAAAGACTGTTAGTGTGTTTACTAAGAACGATTCTGGTTCTTTTCAAGCAGCAGGTGCTTTATCACCAGGAACAGAGGTAACTTATATTGATTCACTAACTGAAAATCATTTAAGAGCAGCATTCAGAACTGCCGATGGTATTGTTTATTATGGAAATGTTGATTATTTTGTTAAACCAAATTCTTTTCAGGCGCAGGCAATAAGATTGACCCCATCGAGTTTCGGATTAGCAAATCAAACATTTTTTTCAAGTGTTGACTATTATAATAGTATAATTTCCGCATTAAATTCTAGAAATGATATTCCTGGCGAATTATTTGATTATCTTTATGAATTATTAGATTATGCCTATCAAGGTTATGGTAATTATAATGGTATAAAAATGGATAATTTTCCTTGGGGTCCATTGCAAAATTCTTTTGGAGAAGTGATTGGGGCACTAGCTTGTGCTAGAAACAGAGATGGTATATTGAGTGGAATAGTAAATACTGCTGGTTTGGGTGGAGCATCGATTTATATAGCTCCTGAGAGTGGAACACTATATGATTATAAATTAATAGTTGGTAATGATGAATATTTGATATCTGCTAAGTCTGCAAGAGGTGTTTCTAACCAGGTTAAACCTCAATTCGTTATTCCTTATATTACAGAATATAATTTAACTTCAACGACTGAGTATAGAGTTCTTCAATCACTGGCAGATGAGAGGGGTAGAAAGTCCACCGTACACGGTCCTTTTTACACTTGGAGAATTATTCAAAGTAACAATGAGATAACTGATGCTTGTATTGCTGATATAAACGCAAATTATACAAGTGGACCACAATCAAATAAAAAGATATCTGATCCTTCTATTTGGCAGAATTTTGTGAATATACATATTCCTTCTAAAAAAAGTAAATCAAATATAAAAAATGTTACCTATGGTGAAATTAGATATCAATGCGAACAATCTATTGAAAGTTGGTCAAAGAGTGGAACACAAAATAGGGTCTTGAAAGAAATATTTGAAGTTTTTTTGAACAAATCTAGAGTAATCTATGCTAAGCTGGATTTGAACAGGACAACTGGAAGACCAACATTTACCGCTTCTGCTGGTGGTGGGACATCTTTGGTAAGAAACCTTTATTTAAGAACATCTAACTATGCGACAAGAACAGACGATAGAATTGGTTTTCAGGTAAGTTAAATGGATAAAAATATTCAAGGTTTTATCAAAGAGTTTAAAGGTAAAGAGTTTAAAGACTTTGTATTATTTGTATTTAAAAAAATGCAAAAAGATATTGATTTAAAAAAGAAAAAGCAGGATAAGGATAAATATATAAAGGTCAGACAAAATTTTTTAAATTATATTATTGCAAACGAAAAAGCAATAACTATTGAACTCAATAAGAAATATAAGTAATGAAAAGTTTTTTCCAATTTTTAACAGAAACAACTGCTTCCCAACAGGCAGCAAGACTTGGGTTGCAAGGTGATGGGCACGGCGGATGGTATGATAGAAAAACGGGAGAGTTTGTCGCAAAGACTGAAAAAGGTAGGTTGAAGTTTTATAATAAGCGTCAAGGAATTGGTAAAGATCCTGCTCAGACAGAGACTGAAAAGAATATCTCAGATCCAAATTTTGTAGATCCCGCATTACAACAACAGCAAGCACCTGCTCCTCAACCAGTTGCTCAGGAAGCACCACCTGTAAATTTCCTTCCTGTTGAAAAGACAAAAGGAACATTAACGATTGCATTTGGTCGTTTCAATCCTCCACATCTGGGACATCTTCAACTGATGGATACTGCTGCTGCATCGGCAGAGCAAGAAGGTAGTGACTATATGATTATTCCTTCTCGTACACAAGATAAGAAAAAGAATCCCCTTGATGCTGATACAAAAGTTGCATTGATGAGATCAATGTTCCCTCAGCATAGTGAGAGAATTGTAAATGATGCCAACACCAGAACTATTTTTGATGTTCTTAAAAAAGCACATAATGATGGATATACGAATGTGAGAATCGTTGGTGGTGCCGATAGAGTGAATGAATTTAACAAACTTGCCAATAATTACAATGGAAATCTTTATGCCTTTGATAATATTGAGGTAGTTTCTGCTGGTGACCGAGATCCAGACTCTGATGGTGTTGAAGGTCTTTCTGCATCCAGAATGCGTCTTGCTGCTGCTGAAGGTGATTTCAAAACATTTCGTTTAGGAATGCCACCAGATATGAGACCAAAAGATGCAAGAGCAGTTTTTGATACTGTTCGTGCTGCAATGGGCATTCAAGATCAGGTTGCAGAAGTTTGGGAGATTGCACCTAAGTTTGATCAGGGTACTTTGCGCGAAAACTATGTTAGAGAAGCAATCTTTAAGATTGGGCAGTTGGTTGAGAATCTAAATACTGGTCTTATTGGACGCATTATACGTCGTGGAACTAATTACTTGATCTGTGTCACAGAAGACCATATTATGTTTAAGTCTTGGATTAAGGATGTGATGGAAGCAAAACTTACAAATAGAAGTGGTGTTCCTGCTGATCAAAGACTTGTTGGAACTGATGCATATCGTGAATATGTTGAGACGATGGTTCCTGGACGTACTTGGGGAAGACAATTCATAAATAAGTATAGAAAAAGTAAGTAATCAATCTTTCCCCAATGAGTAACAATATTTTTGAGGAACTTCCATCCAGAAAAGGTGGTGAAGCAAAACCTGGTGCAGATGCTGCTGCTGGCATTGAAAAGAAGGCAAGACAGCTTGTTTATGATTCTCGTTATGAAGTTAAAAAAATGTTAGCAGGTAAAAGAGCGGATCCTGCATCGCAAGAAAGAATGGTTCTTGGAAGAATTGCTAAATCAACTGCAATTCCTGCTGTAAAGGCAAGAGCAAGACAAATGGTTTCTAAGAAAGCCGCTGTTGCGGAAGATTTTATTCCTATGATGGAAGATGCTGCTGCAATTAATATTGCAAATGCAATGTTTAAGGTTTTTGTTGAGGGTGTTGAAGAAATTGTTCCAGATTACTTAGAGGAACTGCACGGACTAGACGACAAGAAATATAAGATTAGAGTTACAGATCCTAAGACTGGAAACTCTTATGTCAGATATGGAACTCGTGAAAAAATCACTCAACTTAGATCAAAAGGTCTGAAAGTTGAACTCACCGAGTATGGTGAACCAAGAGAGGGAGAAAAAAAGAGAGGTGAAGAAACTGCACGTGCTACCGGTGGTGGACGCCCTGGTGGTAAAAAACCAAAACTAGATCCAGTTGGCAAGGAAGATAGTGATCCAGACAATGATGGTAAGCATAATGATCCAAATGACAAGTACATTATGAAGCGTCGTGCTGCAATTGGTGCTGCCATTGAGAAGAGAAAGACAGTTTCTTCTTCTTATGAAATGGATGGGCAGATGATTGATGAGAGTGAAATTGGTGATAGAGCAAGAAGAGTTGTTCGTGATCAGCGTCAAGGAGTTCATGGTGATGCTGATGATATCAAACAAAATATGGATGCGATTAATCTAAATCTTTTGAAGATGAGACCATATGGAGTTAAAGGATTTCCATCTGTTAAAAAGGACACTAAAAAAACTACACAAGTTGCTCATTTTGAACCAGAGGGTAAATTAGTCGAATCTAAAAAATCTAAGAAGCATAAAAAAACATCCGAACCACGCTGGCAAGATAGTGATGGTGATGGTAAATGGTATGAACCTGGTGAAGATGTAAAAAAAGAAGATTATCTGTGGGCTGAAGGAACTGATAGTACAGAAGGTCAAGGTAAGAAAATAAATCCAACCAAAGTTGACAATTATTCTTCTGGTGTTGTTAAAATTTCTCCAGAAGATGGAACTCAAACTATTTCAACTGGACCAAAAGCAGTTTATGCACATACTGAACTTGAAGGTGAACTGATTTCTGAAAAAGCAATGAGTAAAGCACAACAGCGTTTTATGGGAATGGTTTATGCCCGTAAAAAGGGTGAGATGAAAAAAGGTGAGGCATCACCTGAGGTTGAAGCAGCAGCAAAAGGTATGACCAAGAAAGAAGCAAAGAAATTTGCTAAGACAAAGCACAAGGGTCTTCCTGAAAAGATTGAAGAATCTGGATATTTTCCATCTAAAGAGTCTCAGAGAGCAGATGAGAAAAAGTATGCATTAAGTCGTGATGGTATGCCAGGACAAGTAAAACACAGAACAGTCAAAAATCAGACTAAGGTTAATGAAGAGCAGTGCTCATCCGAAGACGAAAAGAAGAAGGACACTCGTGGCGATTATGCAAAGATTAACTTGATCAAGAATAAGTTGAGGGCGATGGGTGCTAAGAATCCAATCGTAATGGTTGCTAATGAGAATGTTGAGGCAGGTCCAATTCTTCCTGGTGAAAAAGGTAAGAGAGTTTATCCAAAGGGCCAAGAACCAAAGGCAACTGGTGCAAAACTTCCCCCCCTTCAAAATGCTGGTTTTGAACCAACAGGTAATGTAATTTCTGAAAGAGATGATGAACCAGGTGAAGAGGATTGGAGACCAGATGTTCGTGCTCATAATAAAGCAGTAGGATATCGTGGTGGGTATAATAAGTATAGGGGAACTCGTAAACCAAAACCAGAAAATCCTGGACCTGGATCACAAGCTAAACCAGCAGATTGATAAATAAGCCAGGACACTCTTCGCACGGAGGCCATTATGGGCGCAGTAGTAGCAGTGGTAAAACCACTTCTGATTCAGATTGCGACACACCCAGCAGTTAAAAATCTTGTTGTTGAACTTTTAACTAAGTATGTAAAATCCACTGATAATAGTATTGATGATGTGGTTCTTGAATTGGTTAAAGAGAAACTCTTTACACCACAAGCATGATTACTTGCTTTGTAACTAACTGGGGAGTAACCATTGTTCTTGGTCTATTACTAACTGCTTCCGAGTGGTTAGCAAAAACAAAAAGATTTGAGGAAAATGGATTACTTGATTTAACAACAAATTTTCTAAGATTAGTTTTACGTAAAGGAGACCAAAAGTAAAGGTCTCCTTTTTTTATAAATATCAATATAAAAGAATTATAGGGTAAGGAAACATGTCTCTTTGGGGCAATAAAGATTTAGTTGGACAGGCTGGAACCGTTCAAATCAACCTTTCAACAGAAGTTATCACTGGTACTGGAACTACTTTTGCTACTACTGGATTTACTGTAAGTGAAGGTGATGTTATTGTAGTTGGTGCTGGCGCAACCTATGGTCACGCAGTTATCTCATCTGTAACAAGCAACACTATTGCATCGATCGCAACAACTCAATATTTGATTCCACACCCAACAACTGGAATTATCACTGCAGCATCTTACTACATTACTCAGAGACCAATTTCTTCAATTGAAGATGTTGTCTATCAAGCACCTGAGGCAAAATCAAACAGAACTTCTAGTGTATTTGGTGTAGATGTTACTGAGCAATCAGTTGCAAATGCCGCCACTGGCAATGCACGTAAGTATGCACCACAACATGCTGGTTGGGTTGGTGTTACCACTTATACTGACATGCACGGTAATTTAAGAGT